ATGTTCCGCAGATACGCTCTCTGCTTCTGTCTCGCGCTTGGTTTCGGTCTTCCGGTGTTGGCGCAGGACTCTACCGAGCCGCCGCCGCCGGTCGCGGCGCCGCGCGTGTCGGTCATGGCCGAGGAACTGCCGCGCGTCGGCGCCGTCGTGGTCTTCGGCGCCGATCAACCGCTGGGCCGGGAGATGGTCAAGGCGCTTGCGGCGGCGAATAAGCAGGTCATGGCGGTTCTGCCTGAAGGCGCCGACCGCACGCCGTTCGCGGGCCTGAAGGTCGCGGTTGTCTCCGCCGATCCGCTGGCGCCCGACCAGCTCAAGACCCTGTTCACGTCCGCGCCCGTGCGCGCGATCGTTACGGCGTTCGACACGGCGGGCGAGCGGCCCGCGTTCGGCATCGATGGAACGCGCAACATCATCGATGCGACCAAGGCGACGAATCTTCCGCGTCTGGTTCTGGTGAGTGCGACGGGTGCTGGCGACAGCGTGGCTCTGTTGCCCTGGTATGTGAAATTCCTGCGCGGCGAGGCGATCGCCGCCGCGGGGACCGCCGAGGCGTATCTGAAGGCCTCCGGTCTCGACTACACGATCGTGCGCGCGGGATGGATCATCGGCGAGGACGCCACGGGCGCCGCCGCCGCCGCGCTTCAGGACACGGCCCCGGTTTTTAGCTGGATCGTTCCGGCCGATCTCGCGCGCCTCGTGGCCGGTCTCGTCGATACCAAAGCGGCGAGCGGTAAAACGACGACGGCGCTCGATTCCGAGCGCACCAGCCTGTTCTCAGTCATTTTCTAAGCGGGGAGGGGCCAATCTGCGAAGCGCTTGAAGCGCGAAGCAGAGTGGCGGGAGCGACGGTTGAGCCCTACCCAAGAAGATTCAATGCCATATCTTGGCAAACCCGCTTAACGGCGAAGCCCGAAAACAAAGGCGCTTTTCGAGCACTGGCAACCCTGGGAGCAGGGGGGCATCATGGCGTTTGAGGTTACCGCGCTTGTTTGGCCGGTGAAGCTGACGCCGCCTCAAAAGCTGGTTCTCCTGAAGCTCGCGGACCACGCGCATGCCGACGGTAGTGAGGCTCGCCCGTCCATCACCAGCATTGAGAACCACACAGGTCTCGTGCGCAGCACAGTTCAGGCTGCGATCAAGCACCTCAAGGCAGAGGGGATAATTCACCTCCAACGGGCGGCAAATTTGGCGCGACAGCAGCCGGCAGTGTATCGCCTGGACCTGGACCGCCTCCGCGAGCTAGCGCCTCCCAGCGCTCCCCGGAAGGGCACCTACCCTATAGCGCCTCACGGTATAGGTAGCGCCCGCGCGGGAGATACAATTGAAGAACATTCGTTAACCCAACGAGAACCTATACCGACTGGCGGACGGGACCTGTACCGCCAGCCGGACGAGGCTATACCGCCAGCCGGGCCCAAACCTTCCCTTAACCACCCTACAAGCCAGCTAGCTCGCCCGGGCTCGATCGAACGTGTTGCCGAAGCGAAGCCGGAACCTGCTGGGCTTCCCCAGGCTGCCAACCCACCCGCTGCGGCCGACGTCGCAAAACTCGGCGCCGAGATTCTCGCGATCGTGGGGTACCCGCGGGACAGCGTCCTCCACTTTGCACCGATCGGCGCTTGGATCGCCGCCGGCTATACCGCCGATGAAATTCGCGCGGCTTCCCAGGCGATCGCGCAGCGCATTCCGCCTGGCCTGCGTAACCCGCTGGCGTGGATGTCCAAGGCCATGCCCGATGTGGTCGCGGTGATTCGTCGTGCGGCCGCAGGGCAGTCCGAAACCGTCGCTGCCACGGCCGAACCCCCGCCCGGCTGCATCGGTTGGCGGCTGCGGTTCTGGAAGGCTTACGGGGCTGCAGCCTTCGAGAGTTGGATCAAAGTCGTCCACGAGGCGCGCACTGGCCAGCACGTCTCGCTGGGCTTCCCGACCGCCTTCGTGCGCGATTGGGTTCAGAACCACTACGGGGACAAGCTGCGTCAGATGATTCTCGCCGAGGATACGACCGTGCAGCGCGTCGAATTCACAGTTCACTTGGAGAAGCCAGCGGCAATGCCGGCGGGACGTAGGACCGCATGAGCGCCGAGGTCATAGCCTTTCCGGCTTGGGCGCCGTCTTTACCGACAGCGTGTTCCACGATCGAGCAACTCGGGATCCTGTACGACTGGGCCGTCGAGCGTGCGGTTTCCGCTCCTCAGCTGCGCGCGGCGCTTATCCGGACTATGCGCGTGGCCCCCGACCGCCATGACGCCGAGGTATTGCGCGTCGCGCTCTTTGTGATGACAGCGATCGAGGAAATGCCCCAGCAGTACCGCCATGCCGGCGGCGCCGTTCTCGCGTTCCCCGCGAGGGACGCCCGCTGTGAATAGCTGGCCTTACAGCACCCAGCGTTGGAAGCGGCTGAAAGCAGCCAAGCTCCGCTCGTTCCCCCTTTGTGAGTATTGCCGGCCGATGCGCACGACACCCGCCTCGCATGTGATCCTTAAGAAGCCGCTTAGCCTTGGGGGCGACCCGTGGGCGATGAGCAACCTGGCGAGCACCTGCTCGACGTGCCGCGCACTCCATGTGGACGTCGAGTTCGAACCCCCGCCGGCCACGCCCGCGCTGCCCCCGACGCGCTCGCCGCCGCAGCTGCAGTGGTGGAATCGTGACTGACATGAAGCAATCGCAACAGCGAGGTAAGTAGATGAAATTCAAACTAAAGATGCGCGGCGCCCCGGCCTCTACAGCGGCCACGCCCGCGGCCACGCCTGTGGATAGCGGCACCGCTGAGCCCGCGGGAACGATTGACGATGCTGTGGAGGAGCCTCCCGTGCCGGCGCCTGATAAGCCGAGCCGCGGCAGGGCGCGCCGCTCAAGGATCAAGCCGCCGCGCCCCTAAGTACGCGCTGGCAGCAGCCTCAGAAAAATCTCTCACAGCTGTGGCTGGGGACCGCGCATGGGGGCAGATTTTTGCCGCCGCGAAATTGGACAGGGGGGGGGTCAGTCTTTGCCGGCGGGAAATGCTCCGCGCGCTTCGTGGTAGTAGGGCTCGATCGCTTGCTGGATCGCCTTGACGTAGCCGCGGAAGAATTCGGCTTCCTCACGGTATTTTTTGATTAGCTCCAAGCGCCCGTCCCTCTGCACGCGGAGAAACGAGTTCGTGAGTTCCTCGCACATTGCGGCTAAGGGTACCAGGCCGGCTTGCAGACGGATGAGTCGACCCGCGATCTTGGCGCCGAGGTATTGAAGCTCGGCGAGCGGTATTGCAACGATATCGGTGGTACGGGGCTTAAGTAACGTTCGGTTCTCGTTGAACCAACGATTATCATCGAGTGCCTTGGCCCCGTCCTTAAGAGCGTCGTCCAGAAGATCGCGCAGGCGCGTGAATTCCTTTTCCATGCGTTCCAGCGGCACCCAGACGCTGAATACGATGCAGCCTCGCAGTTCGCGCCGCTCCTGCTTGGCAGCGGCACGGTCCGCGCTACGAATGGCGAGTGGAAAGGCGATCGATATCACGATGGCGGCGACCGCCGCAAAGAACTGCGCCCATGCAGCTGCTTCCGGGCTTTTCAATATTTGGATGATGCTCACGCACTCGGGCATTTTAGGCTCTCTCAGACGGTGCAGCCGGTTTCGCAGCCTTAAGCACCCGGACGTTGAAGCCCTTGTCTTCAGCCCAAGCAAGCACTCGGCCGGGATCCAGTTTCATATCGTAGGACTTCGGGCCCGTCATATGCAGGCCAGCTTTTAGGTCTTTGTAAAGTTCTGCAGGAAGCAGTTCGTTTCTCTGAGCCGCCTCCCATAGAAGTTCGAGAATGTTGCTCTCGTCGCCGGTGGTCACTCCCCGGAGTGGCTCAAAATCCGCCAGCAGAGCGGCAGCCTCCCGGATGGTCCACGTCTGCCGGCGCATCCACAGATTATAATTTGGCTTCCTGCGCCCCGCGGTCGGTTGTCGGCTTTGCCAATACCTAAAGCCCTGCATGGTTCCGTCGCCGAACGCTATCCCCAGCATAAAATAGGTCCATTTTGATTCAGACACCGCATTTGCGTAGCCATCAAACGGCAGTCCCGCGAACGCCAAAAGCAGACCATTCCACCCTTTGGCGTTCGTAAGCGTTTCGATGTTCTGCGTTGCGACAACGCCAAGACCAGCCAGCAGCGCCGCGCCCGCCCAGAGCATTACCTTCCTTGAATTCATTCCTAAAATTAGCAGGGGAGACCTTGCGAGTCTCCCCTTACGGCTGCAGTGGGCAGCGGTGCTAGGCGGGTGGTTGGGCCCGCTTCCCGAGGGCGATGTCGTAATCAATGCCGGCCTGCTGCAGGGCCGAGATCGTCATGATCTGTGGAATACCGAACGTTACGTCGTTCTCCCCGAAAGAGTCGGGTACGTCCCCGGCGCGCTGGTAGAAGAAACGGCGGATATTTTGAATCCCACCTTGGATCTCGTCGACGACTGACTCGTCTGGAATACCTTCTGCCAGCCTTTTCTGCAGCACGCCCAGGATCAAGTAGGCGTCGCGGATGCTCTCCGGCGCCGCGCTCGCGATTGCACGTTGAAGTGCTTGGCGGCTCCGGAAGCCTGCGTCATATGCGGCCTCCGCCGCCGTCCGCTCCGCACTACCCTCTGGAAGCTCCTCGATGCAATCCTGCAGCAAACAGGCTTCGTTCTCGAAGTGGTGTAGCCGGTAGGCGAGATCGTCGACGAACGACCGCGCCGTCTTGCGCGCTGCCGCCTTTGCCTTCGTGTTAGATTTACGTGGGGTCATTGCAGATTCCTCCTGCTTTGGCTCAAGGTCCGTCGGCTAGCGTTACCGCGCTGCCGGCGGGCCGCACCGGGATCCGCCCGGCCGGACCCGAATCCTATGCGAACACGGGCTCTTGCCCTAGCGATAGTTTTCGTTTAAATAAATACAAAACCAAAAAGGATTGCGGATGGCTACCGTTGCCCGCCTCGTTGAGATACTGGCCATTTTCCTCGGGATCGCGCCCAAGACTGTAAACGTTTACGCGCGGGCGCTCCTGAATGCAGGACTCCTTCCTCTAAGCCGAGGGCGGCGCATCGAGGAAGTAGAGCCGATCCACATCGTTCGCCTTCTTCTGGCTTTAGCGCTGCAGCCAAAGGTCAAGGATGCTGCTCAGGTCGTCGACGCGCACGGGAAGATGCGTCCAGGTGGCATCACTCCGGCGATGATCAAAAGCAATCCGCGCCTTGCGGAAGCTCCGACCGCAGAAAGTGCTTTAGCGGAGGCCCTAGTTATGCTCACAGGGTCTAAACGCGACGAGCAGTCGATCATGTCCGAAAGCATCATCGAGATTGTAAGCAGCTGGCCGGAGATTTCGATTTCCCATCCTAAGCTTGGCGTCCTTTATCGCTTCACGGCTCCCGGCAACACAGGGGACCTATGGCAGGCGCACATCAAGCAGGCGGCAACAATTCACGGCGGTACTCTGAAACTTTTAGCGGGTGCGATGTTTTCAGACGCGCCGGCGACGACGCCGGAGACGCCCTCCGGTGTCAGGAAATCTGCACCGCGCACGTATTCGAAGCAAAAACGGAAATGAAGATTCGCCCCTGTCCGCTCTGGCGGCGCGGCGCCGCCGAGAAGGTCGCGAACCGCTGGCAGGCGGGGCGACGGTCGAGTTTGACCGCATGTGAGGCCTGCCGGCGGACGCCGCATCGAATGAGCTTCACCCCAGATGACACGCGCGGGCGGCGCCGCCGTGGGAAAAAGACCACCAGTCGGTGGGGTGATGATCGGGTGGTCCCCGATGTCCTTAGCCCCTGGTGGACGCCGAAGTTCTGCAAAGCCCGCCGTGAGGCGCGCGACTCCCTGTGCGGTGGCTGCACGCCACCGCCTGACGGACTCTTAACCCTGCCCGCCGAGAGGCGCGCGTTCCCAGTGCGGCAATGCCGCGAGAAGGAGATAACCAGATGGTAAAACTTTCAGACCTACTCGAAGAACGTTCCCGCATTGCCAAAGCCATGCGCGCGCTTCATGCCGAAGCCGACAAGGATGGTAAGCTGTCCGCCGAGCAACAGGCGAAGTTCGACGCCATGAAGGCGGATCTGGAGTCCGTCGAAGCGCGGATCCAGCGGCAGCAGACGATCGACGATCTCGAGCGCCGGATGCAGGGCCAGCAGATCCACGAGGCTGGGAACGACGAGCTTTCACGCGAAAAGCGTAAGTTCTCCATCACTAAGCTAATCGCCTCTGCGTTCGAGCGTACGGTCGACGCTGCGCGCGAGCGTGAAATCTGCCAAGAGCAGCGGAACGCCACGGGCCGACAGGGCGAAGGGTTTCTGATTCCGTTCGACTGCCTTGCACCAGATCGCCGGCAGATGGAGCAGCGCGTTCTCGTCCAGAACGGTGGCACCGGTGGTTACCTCGTTTCTGAGACCGTACTTGGGAACGAGTTTATCGACGCACTGCGCCCGATGGCTGTCAGTACCCTGCTTGGCGCTCGGGTGATCACCGGCCTTGTCGGCGACATTGCCCTGCCTAAGCGTAGTTCGCGCACTCCGACCGCTGCCTGGTTCCTCGAGAACTCCTCGATCACGACCGGTGATCAAGCATTCACGCAGGTCCAGGGCCGACCGAAGCATCTGGGTTTGATCACGGAATTCAGCCGGAAGATGTTGCTGCAAGCTACGCCCGGCATCGAACAGTTGACGCGCGAGCACCTCCTTCGCGAATTGGCGATCGGGTTGGACTATGGCGTTCTCAAGGGCACGGGAATTGGTGCGCAGCCTTACGGCATCACGGCTTCCTCTCCGCAGGAAGTCGACATGGAATCCGGCGATCCCACCTGGGAAGCCGTGACCTCGGTTGTGGCATCGGTTGAGGCTGCCGATGTACCTCCCACCTCGCTGGGCTGGGCGCTGAACGCATTCACGAAAGCCAAGCTCCGCGCCACCACGAAGGTCGCGGACGACGCCGGCGGCGGCTTCTTGATGACCGACGACGGCCGTATCGCGGGCCTTCCGACGGCTGTCACATCGCAGCTCGTGGGGATGGTTGGGACTTCGCCGGCGACGGATGGTGAGGCGATCTTCGGCGCCTGGGACCAAGTCATCGTCGGCATGTGGTCGGGGATGGAGATCCTCGTGAACCCGTATGAGTCCACTGCCTACGGTAAGGGAAACGTCTCCGTCCGCGGCATCGTCGACGCAGCCGTGATGGTGCGCCACGACGAGGCCTTCTGCTGGTGGAAAAACGTGAAGGTGGATCCGGCCGGTGCATAACATCGAGCACAGATTTGCCACTGAATGGCGGGCGAGCGGCCGGAAGCTTTCCGGTTACGCCGTCCGCTTCGGCGTCGAGACGCGCATCGGGAACTTCGTTGAGAAAGTTTCCCGCTGCGCGTTCGACGCCACACTCGCTTCTGGACGCGATGTGCTGGCCCTCGTCGATCACGATCAGAAGTCGCTGCTCGCCAGGACCAAGTCCGGGTCGCTGCGCTTAAGAACCGATGAAAACGGCCTCGCCTTCGACCTGGACTTGGCCGACACCAGCCTTTCGCGTGATGTGCTGGCGCTCGCGGAGCGCGGGGATCTCGGCGGCATGTCCTTCGGCTTTACCGTCCCCAGCGGCGGTGAAGTCTGGCAGGGCAACGTTAGGGAGCTCCGCGCCATCACCCTTTACGAAATCAGCGTGATCCACTCCTGGCCAGCCTATGAAGGCACCTCGATCGCCGCGCGCAATCGCGCGGATGATGATGGGCGCCGCCAGCTGGCCATCATGCGACGCTACCTGGAGACGCTCTGATGCAGATGTTCAGGTGGCTTTTGTCTTTCCTTGGCGCGGGATCCGCAGAGACCCGCGGGAAGACCGATTTGTCCTGGGAGGTTCTTTCGCAGATCGCGCCCCCCGGCGCAGCCTACGGCGGCCGCCTAGCCGAAAACCTCTCAACTGTGCTGGCGTGCGTGAACGCCATTTCCACCGCTATCGCCTCTCTACCCGCTGAGGTGCAGCGACGCCGCGGCGATAGCGGCTGGGAAACGGACGAGAGTCATCCTGTTGCGCAGCTCACGCGCGACGGCGTGAACGAGCACCAATCCTGGACGGACTACATCGAGTGGTTGGTCGCTTCGACGCTTCTCACAGGGAACGGCCTCTCGGAAGTGCACCGTGACCGCAAGGGGCAGGTCCGGGCGCTCACGCCGATCATGTGGGGTGGCGTTGGCGTTCAGCAATTGCCGTCGGGACGCCTAGCCTTCGACGTATCGGAGGTGAGTACGATTCCCGGCGCCAGCGGCCGTTCTCGCCGGCTGCTCGAGGACGAGGTCCTCCTGCTCCGCGATCGCACTGACGATGGTCTTATCGGTCGCTCGCGCCTTCAACGAGCTCCGGGAGTCCTTCAGCCTGCGGCCGACCTGCAACAATTCACCACTGCGATGTGGCGCAACGGCATCAATCCATCTGGAGTGCTGGAGACCGACAAAGTCCTCAATGAGCAGTCGCTCACCAATCTGCGCAAAAGCTTAGATGAACTGACCGGATCTCGAAACGCTGCCCGTCCGATGATCCTGGAGCAGGGATTGAAGTGGCGGGCCACGTCCGTTTCCCCTGAGGATGCAGAGCTCCTTGATTCTCGCCGCTTCACCGTCGAAGAGTTGGCTCGCATCTTCAACGTGCCGCCACCGGTCATTGGCGACCTATCGCACGGCAGCTTCACCAATTCAGAAACCATGATTCGCTGGTTCGCCCAGGCGACGCTGTCGCCGTGGATCGCGAAGATCGAGCACGAATTCCAGCGGAGCGTTTTTGGTGCCGCCTCAAGACGCACGCATCGCCTGCATCTGGATTTGTCGGGCCTGCTTCGCGGCGATCCTGAAACCCGCTGGACTTCACACAAGACCGCCGTGGAAGCTGGGATTCTCACGCCCAACGAGGTTCGCGATATCGAGGGATGGAATCCAATCGAGGGTGGCGAATCTTTGCGACAGTCATCCGCGCCGCAAAACTCGCAGGCGAACGCCGCATGAGTGGGGTTTAACTCGAATGGCACGAGGCCGTTCAACGTTCCGCCAGAGAGATGTCACCGCGGCCCTGAAGGCGGCCCACGCGGCCGGGTGCGGTGTGCGCCGTTTGGTAATCGATCGCGAGGGCCGGATCGTTATCGAAACCACCGACGGTACGACTGGGCAGCCGCCGATCGAAGAGCAGCGCAATGAGTGGGACGAAGCGAAATGACGACGTTCAAGCTCAAGTACGTGCACGAGTTCCGCGACCGTCATGGCCATGTTCGGCGCTATTTCCGCGGCCGAGATGGAAAACGCATGCCGCTGCCGGGTCTGCCTGGTTCCGAGGAGTTTATGGCGGCTTATGCGGCCGCTCTTGAAGGGCAGGGTCGACCTGAGATTGGAGCGAAGCGTACTAAGGCGGGCACGGTGAACGCGGCCGTGGTGGCCTACTACCAGTCGGCAGCCTTTCGCTCACTCGCGAAATCAACGCAGGATACGTATCGCGGCATCCTCGAGAACTTTCGGGGGGAGCACGGCGAGAAGGGGGTGGCGACCCTCGAGCGGCGTCACATCGAGAAAATGATCTCGCATCGCGCCGACACGCCGGCAGCTGCAAATAATCTACTCGGGATGTTGCGGACCTTGATGCAGTTCGCAGTGACGCACGGCTTTCGCAAGGACGATCCTACGGCGGGTGTTAAGAATGTCCGGTCGCGGTCCGAGGGCTATCACACATGGACCGAAGCAGAGATATCTACATTCGAGGCGCGCCATGAGATTGGTACCCGCGCGCGTCTGGCGATGTCTCTCTTGCTGTACACGGCTCAACGCCGAAGCGACGTCGTTCGCATGGGACGGCAACATATTCGGGAGGGAGTTCTCACGCTCCGTCAGCAGAAGACCGGCACTCTTGTGGAGATCCCGGTGCATCCCGAGCTCCAGGCCGTTCTGGACGCCACGCCGAGTGAGCACCTTACGTTTCTGGTTACCGACTACGGCAAGCCGTTCACGGCCGCGGGCTTCGGGAATCTGTTTCGAGATTGGTGCACGCAGGCGGGGCTGCCCCAGCGCTGCTCATCTCATGGATTGCGGAAGGCCGCATCGCGGCGCCTAGCGGAGGCTGGATGCACTGCCCATGAAATCATGGCGATCACGGGTCATAAGACCCTGACCGAAGTGACGCGTTATACGGCCGCTGTCGACCGCAGGCGGCTCGGCAAAAGCGCGATCCAGAAGATCACCACGAGAACATCCACTGGCAACCCGGAATGA